GCTAGAAAAGGTGCTTCTTGGCACATTTTTGAAAACCTGGGAGCTTCCCCAGTTGTTCTGCATAAAAACTGGAACGGCACAGGAGAAGATTATATGAGTTTTAAATTGTCTGTATAATGGCACTATTTAATCAAGTGGAAAAGAGAATGAAACTCACCACTTGGCAATCTGTAAAATACCAACTAATCACTTATTGCTATTTGTATAATATACAAGTGAGTGATGCTGATTTAGATTGTTTAACATTTCTGGCTCTTGAAGGAGAACAGGAGCTGACAAGTTTTTGCTTTAAAGCTTACGAAAAAAAGATTTTTTCTAGTACACAAAGTGTAAGAAACTGTCTTACAAAAGCAGAAAAGAAAAACCTTATTAAGAAAGAAGGAAAGAATAAAAAGAAAATATACATTCATCCCGATCTAAAAATGATGGCCCAGGGTAATATATTATTAGATTTTAAATTCTTGTCTGTTGCGACCAAAGAAGGCTAAAGAGTTTATACCAGATGTAGCAAATGAACTAAATCTACCTGTAAAAACTGTAGAAGATGTTATTTCCTACCACTGGGTAGAAGTTAGAAAAAACTTAAGTGCACTTACACATACAAGAGTGCACCTAACTAATTTAGGAGATTTTGTTATTAAGCATTGGAAGCTAGATGATAAGATTCAAATGCTTGAGAGATTTGAAGAAAAGAATAGATTAAAAGGTATGCAACAAATAACAGCTCGTTATAAAACAGCAGAAAATTTATACGATCTTAAGAACATGAAAACAATGTTAGATGTGGAACAACAAAGAGCAGATTTTGTAAAAATGCATAAACGTACAACATATGAGTCTACGAGAAAACATAATCAGAATTTGGAAAGCTAAAGGGCAGATACTTGAGGGAGTGACAAATAGCATATTTAAACGTGAAGATGTTGAACATATTGCTGAAGAAAGAATGAAGATTTGTCTTTTTTGTGATCTTTATACAGAAAATGATGATGGTTGTTTAGTTCCTGGAACCACTCCTTGCTGCAATGAAAAAATGGGAGGATGTGGATGTTCACTAAAGTTTAAAATAAGATCTCTTAGTTCTGAATGTCCAATGGGATATTGGAAATCTGAGATGACACAAGAAGAAGAGGATTTATTAAATCAAAAGCTAGGTCTTAATTAAATATTATGGTAGTAAAATTTATTCCTGAAAACCACAAATATTATAGTTTAGAACCTGATGATATTTCTTGGTTAAGTGTCACTTCTTTTATTTCTAATTTTAAGCAACCTTTTGATGCAGATGCTATTGCTTTAAAATCTTCAAGGAGTAAAAAATCCAAATGGTATGGACTTACACCAGATCAAATTAAAGAAGCTTGGAAAAACGAAGCTAACAGAGCTACATCACTAGGTACATGGTATCATAATTGTAGAGAGAAAGATCTTTCTGAATTAAAAACAATAGAAGTTCACGGTGTAGAACTACCTGTTATAAACCCTATTGAAAAAGAAGGTGTCAAGTATTCTCCTAACCAAAAGCTTGCCAACGGTATTTATCCAGAACATTTTGTCTATTTAAAATCAGCTGGAATATGTGGTCAGTCAGATAAGGTTGAAGTGATTAATAATGAGGTGTATGTAACTGATTATAAAACAAACAAAGAAATTAAGCTAGAAGGTTATACTAATTGGGAAGGAGTTTCTCAAAAGATGTTTGCTCCTGTTTCACATTTAGATGACTGTCATTTAAATCATTATGCATTACAGCTTAGTATGTACATGTTTATGATTTTAAAACACAACCCCCGTCTTGTATTTGGTGGTATGACAATACACCACGTTTTATTTGAAGAAGTGGGTAAAGATAAATACGGAAATCCTATTACAGCTTTAGATTCTAATGGAGATCCTATTGTAAAAGATATAGTGCAATATGATATTCCCTATTTAAAAAAAGAAGTGATTTCTCTTATTCACTGGTTACAAGATAATAGACATAAACTAAAAAAAGTCTAATGATAGTTCAGACAATACACGAAATAGTCAATCCATTTGATGTATATGAAAAAAAGCACGGATATGGTGTGGCATTATTTATGATTGCTGGAAGCATACATTCTAATCCACAGTTTATAGTGAAGTTTTATAAAACAGGCATACTTCGTACAGTGGACCAAAATGATTTAGTAGTTTATGGTAATCCTACGGCCGGAGAGAAGCTTAACCCCGAAGGTATTCAGGTTACAAAACAAGACGTGGAGTGTCTCTAAAGAAAAACAAATGGTTAAATTATTTGACATACAGAATAGTAGGGTGATTCCAACAGAACACTGTTACACATTAAAGTTTTTAAAAAATATAATGGATGAATATCCAGATGATTATTTAAAAATTTATTCCTATTTATTTTACATGACATGTCCTAGTCCGGACGTAAATCCATTTTTTGATGTACCAGAATCAGAAAAAGAAGAACTCATTTTACAACAAGTTGAAGCTGACTTTTCGCCTGAAGAAGATCTTATTCTTAATGCTTTTGAAATGTGTAAAAAGCTCTACGAAACACCAACGTACAGAGCATATGCTGGTATTAAAAGCATGCTTGATAGGTTTGCTAAATACATGGAGACCACAGAAATTGAACATGGTAGAGACGGTAACATTACAGCACTTGTTAATGCCGCAGCAAAGTTTGAAGCAATACGTCAGAGCTTTAAAGGCACACTACGCGATCTGGAAGAGGAACAACAAAGCCAAGTGAGAGGTGGGCAACGTTTAAGTTATGATCAAGAATAACAATGTAAGGTGGTGAAACTGGTAGACACGCCACCTTGTCTCGGTGGTGCTTTTACTAATAATAAAAGCTTGGACGTTCAAATCGTCCCCTTACAGCTTAAAAAACCCAATAGGGTTGGATGAATAAAATGTTTATAGAAGTTCCTACATATGAAAATAATCAATGGACTACAACATCTTTTTTTACAAGAAAAGACTTTGCAGATTATATATTTTCTATATTTAAAGAACCTGGTGAATATAATTTTGATGAAAGTTCTTTAGTATTTAATTCAGAAGGACGTAAGTTTAGAAAACAAGGTTTTTATTGTGCTGCTCCATTTAAATCCAAAGACTTTAGAATTTACTGGGATGACCAGAAAATAAAGTGTAAATCAGGCATTATTGTCAAAAATGATAATAGTGAATGGTATATCAGTCGTGACTACTATATGTGGCTTAACTTTCTTCCCATATATGATAAGGAAGAAAAAAAGTTTGATTTTGCAAAGGTGAGAGATGCTCAATATCACATGGCTCTTTATGAATTATTAGGAGAGCTTAATTACAAGCATGCTATTATTCTTAAAAAACGTCAAATTGCTTCTTCTTATTTTCACATGGCTAAGCTGATTAATCAATGGGTTTTTGAATCAGGTTCCATTTGTAAAATAGGATCTTCTCTAAAAGATTATATTAATGAAAAAGGTTCTTGGAAGTTTCTAAATGAATATAGAAACTTTATTAATGAACACACTGCTTGGTATAGACCAGCAGAACCTGACAAGGTATTTGCTTGGGAGCAAAAAATTAAAGTGAGGGTTAACGGCCGAGATACTTATAAAGGTCTTAAATCAACTATAAATGGTTATTCTTTTGAGAAAGATCCAACAAATGGTGTAGGTGGTCCCGTAACTTATTTCTTTCATGAAGAAGCAGGTATTGCTCCTAAAATGGATGATACATATGGATTTATTAAACCAGCTTTAAAATCTGGTGAAATAATCACTGGTCAATTTATTGCTGCAGGATCTGTGGGTGATCTTGATCAATGTGAACCTTTAAAAGAATATGTTCTTCATCCTGAAGAGAATGGTTTTTATGGTGTAAAATCCAATCTAATAGATAAAGATGGTACAATAGGTATCACTGGTCTTTTTATTCCTGAACAGTGGAGCATGCCTCCGTACATAGATGAGTTTGGTAACTCTATGGTGAAAGAAGCTTTAGAAGCTTTAGAGAAAAGATTTGAAAAAGCTAAGAGTGAACTAAAGCCTGAAGCATATCAGCTGGAACTTTCTCAAAGTCCTCGTAATATAGAAGAGGCTTTTGCTACAAGAAAAATAAGTGTATTTCCCCCACATTTGGTTTCAAAACAAATGCAACGTATTCAAGATAGAGAGTATTCAGTGGAATATCTGGAACTTTCTCGTGATGCTGAAGGAAAGATTGTAGATAAACCCTCTAGAAAGATTCCTATTATGGAATTTCCAATTTCTAAAAAACTAGAAAACAAAGAGGGAGTGATATGTGTATATGAGCGTCCTATGAAAGATCCCCAGTTTGGAACATATTATGCTTCTGTAGATCCAGTGGGAGAGGGTAAGACAACAACCTCAGATTCTCTTTGTG